TATTTGTTTGATAAACTATATCCCCCACTGTTGGTATACTTAAATTACCAATAAAGGAAAATCTATTAGTGTCACCCTTTTGTGGGGTATCTATATCCGTAAGACAAGCGTTAGTTTGTGTAGATGCACGTGGCCCTATAAATACATTCTTACAAAATATATTACAGTTACAGCAAACATCATCTACTGCATCTAACTTAGGACAGTAGCATACATTTTGTGATGAAACTGACCTTAAGTCCCATATAAGATATAAGTACTGGTTAGCATCAGGAATATTAAAAGAACTTTCTATAGCTTGGTATACATCTGTTGTAGGATTAGTTATAGGCGTAACTTCTGAGCTCGCTATTATTAATGAATCTACATCTGTTGCAGAATTACTGTATAATGTATTAGATGATAGTATCTTAAACTTATGCATCTCAGGGTTAAAGATAAAATCATCTATACCAAATTTATTAGTTTTCAATGTAATAGATGCACCTGTATAAGGGAATACACCTAGTGACCTTATACCTGTGTTAGATTCGTATTCTGCTGGCTGTAAAATCTTTAACTCAGCAGAAGAAAAACCTGTAGATGGGCTTATGTTTACGCCATCCGTCCAAGTATAGCTTGTATGTATAAACTGACCGTTATAGTTATTACTATTAACAACAACCTCTATGACAGTAATATTTTTCTGTATAGGGCAATCTACACTTAAATCAAAGTTAGATGATAAGTTTGGTGTAATAACAACTGTACATGTAGAAGGTGAATTTAATATCTTATTAAATGTTAACACTCCTGATACTATTGCATTTGTTACTGATGCAGCAGTAGAATCATTCCACAATATAGTTATATCAATTTCACCTGATGTTATATTATAAGGAATGTTTACGGTACCAACAGTTAATCCTAACTCCACCTCATAAGACACAGTGTTAGATTGAGCGTTAAAGCTAGACCTTCTACCACAAGGTATCTTATCTAAAGGCGTAGGCACTATACGTAAGTTTGTTCCTAATACATACTCATTCATATATGGGTCATAACCTCCTAGTTTCTGAGTTGTTAGCTGCGCTGTAAAAGAATCTCTAAACCAAGAGTTCATACCCAGTCTTGATACAACCTGTAACTGGTCCATACCTTCCCCTGAACCTCTAAGATTTATAACAACACCACGTTTAGTATCTGTAAAGAACATATCAGAACCCCAGGATACAAAGCTTTCTGGATTAAAACTAATACCATACTCCTCTATCCTTGATATCTGCTGACCTAAAACCTGCGGTATAGATACAACTGCTCCACCCCCAACAGCATCACTAAGTAAATTCTTATCGTTATATACATATGTTATCCTATCCTCCTGAAGTGTTAATGTATCTAAACGTCTAGCATGTAGTAATTGTATAGGACCAAATATCTGGTTGCAATCTTTAAAATTAAGTAAACCTAAATTAAACTCATTTAGATTGTTGATATTTGACTGGTTGTTGTATACACCACTATATGTTATTGATGCGTACCTATCTGCTTCTTTAAAATCTTGGTTTGAAACAGCAAGTGTTCTCTCACCTAAATTAAAAGATTTACCTGCGGGGCTATCATATATTTTATAGCTCTCCACACCATTTCCAAAAGAATAACAGTTATAAGCATCTAATAAAGTAACCATCTCCTGTGTAGATGTCTGGTCTTGGCTTAATGTTGATAACCCATACGTTTGTGTAACAGGGTCAAAGTCTCTCTTGGCTTTATGAAAAGCCTGTGTGCCTGGTATAGAAGGCTCTATCTCTAGTAAGTCTGAAGCATCATAAAATAAATTCTCATCTACGTCTCCAGGCACTGTCTCAAAACAAAATTCTTGAGAGGTTGTTTTTATTTCTATACTAAACGATGCATGAGCTGGGTAATGGTCAAATATATTATTTGTACAATATTCTTGGTTACCTTGTATTACAAAATAATCTTTTCCAGAAACATCCTTTTGTATACGACCAAAAGCACTACCTAAACTTCCACCCCAAGCTGCAACGCAAGCGTAAATAGTCGAAAATACGTTGTTTATACCTCCATTTGGGATTTGAAAATTAGGTATTTCAATTATGTTAACATCTGAAACACCATTGATAAAACCAAAGTTCATGTTACCTATTATATTAGAGAACCCAGGACTAGTAACACTTGAGTTTAAAAGCATGTTATTGGATAAGTCATCCCCTACAGACCATGCAGCAAAGTCAGGATAATCATACCCAGAAATAAATGTTCTTTCATACTTCATACTTCTAGTACAATCTATACCTTGTTTACCTTTTGTAATACCAAGACTTATTTTTATACTTGTACCCGCTGGTATAGGATAATTTTGTTGAGTGGTTATATCAAATAACGGATAGCCAAATGTAGTAGGAGTTGGTGCAACACCATTTAATTGTAGCGCAACAGCAAGTATTGGATTTGAAGATGGGTTTCCATCTGTATTAGCAAATGGAGTATACGTCTCTCCAAAAGGAGCCCCTTGAGAAGCCATATAACTACTCGTTAGTACCGAATTACTAAAACCATTACTCCACTCTTGCTGACCAAAAATATACGATGTGTCCTGAGAATTATCAGCAACCCAACCTTGAGGTTTTAAAAGCATATATAATCCTGCCTCTGAATTTTGTAATTGAGATATACCCCCTCCTGAAAAAGCTTGTATATGAAGTATTACAGTTTTTATTTCTGTTTGAGTTGCACCATTTGAATCATTCTTTACAATAAGCTCATCACCAACCTTTAAAATATTCTGGTTCTGCCCCTCAAGCTTAAACCAAACTAAGCTAGGGTCATTAGTGGTAGCAATAGGTAGGCTTGTAGTACCGCTACCTAAACCGTCTTGTCTATAGAATTTTTTAGAGTATATAGTATCATAATTTCCCTGTCCAGGCTTTACTACAAACTTATATTTTTTAGCCCAGTACGGAGGGAGACTACTTAAGTTTATCTTTATCTGGTTTTTACTTGTAGATGTACCTGCATTAAAAAACATTGTACTATTTAAGCTAGTAAGCACTGTAGATGCCCTACCATACTCATCCATATAAACTATACCAACCTCGTAGTCTCTATTAGAGTGAAGGCTAGACCTACTAGGAGTTGTACTTTTAGTAGCTATACATCCCTCGGCTGTAAAATTATAGTATCTATATGCTTCCGAAAAATTATCTGTAGTACTATCACCATCCCCAAAGAACCATTGTGTAGCAGGAACTTGTAGCGTAAATTGTGTTGGCGTAAGCGCAGGGTTAGTAGCGTTTGTATTGTATAAAAATCCGTCTGCTGGGCATAGTGCTATGTTACCTCCTCCAGATGATATTTGATAATCAACACCTGAAAGCTCTAACTGAGATTCTCCAGGAGAACCTACAGTAAGTCCTAACTGGGTTGTTGTTACGCTTGTTATGATTGATTGATTTCCTGAACTTGAATCTGTTATTACATTACCTACCACTATATTACTTGCAATAAAATCTGCTGTATTATCTGTTAAAAATCCTGTAATATTATCCGTTGTTGAACTTGTAATTAATATAACATCACCACATATTAAAGGGAATGGCGTAGTGTTTAGGTCTGCAACAGGACACGCTGTATTATCTATACCACCACTAACTAAATATAAAGATGTCCCTGTCATAGGACTAGCTGCTAAAGCATAGAATTTATCACTAAGCGTAGAACCTTGATTGCTTTCGTTGCATGGATATAAAGATTGTAAAACAGAAGTGGCAGGAAAACCATCCGCTACACTACCTCCTATTCTATTTCTAAAGGCATCAGATACAAGTATACTATTAACATCAGGGTAAGCTGTAGGACATGTAAATGTCAGTGTTACTATAAAAGGGCTGTTCTGAAAGCTTACATTACTACACTCAGAAGCTGTCCCTGTATTTACACATACAGTAGGTGTGGTTTGGTTCATTTGTAAACTTATCCCAATAGTTGTACCTTGAGGTATAACAGCCCCACCTACAGCTACGTCTGCCAAATCAAATGTTATTATTGAATCTTGTTCTGTAAATGCTCCACCAATAGTATAGTTACCTGCAGATAAACTACTACTGTCAGCGGTAAATACTAACTCGTCATTAAATGGTACACTATACCCACTAGTTTGATAATCTATCCTTAGGTCTGAACCATTCTTTACAGCTTTCACATCATACCCATCTACATAGTTACCGTACATTAGTCTGTTACCCTGTATAGTTTGTGCTTTAGCTATACGTGGTACGTTGTCATAAAGTCTAAATAACTCATCTTGTCCTATTACCGTATATATTTCACTGTTAGAAAATTGAATAGTTTGAAAGTCATTGTCTGACCACCCTTCTTTTTCTTTTACATATCTGTTTATTACAAATATAGAATTAGATGTACTCTCCTTGTATAGTAAATCTACCTCTGTAACTCTTTTACTACCTGTAGAAAACGTAACCCTACATGCATTAAACTCATTCTCCATACCTGAGTTCCATAAATTTGCGTTACTTAAGTCAAACTGAACTGGGTCAAAAACAGGTGTAGAAAATAAAGATGTGGCACTATACTGTCCATCTAAATATCGGTATCTATAGGCAAAACTTAAGAACCTTATACTCATGTAGTTTTGTTCATCTGGTAGGATAAATGGTTCTATAGATGGGGTGCCTAGTGGGGATACTGTATCGTAATCTTCAAACCCTGGAGGCTTAACAATTACACTAATATCTTCTTCTTCTAAAACATTATCTAAACCTCCTACAGGGTAAGGATAATCTCTAGTTACATTTATTGTTCTTGGAGGATTTAAATCATCTGTAAAAAATAGTAAGTCTTCAATTTTTGAAACCCCTGTAATTAAATAAGTAAAGCTAAAGTTTAATACCTGAGTACTAATAACATGATATACTAATGTATTATTATTAGTGTTAAAAGAAACAATCATATCTACTATACCTGTAATCACAGAGTTTGGATTATCCTCTTGGTGTACAAACCAGTATATAGTTTCGTTTATACCATCCTCAAAACATCCTATAGTTCTAACCTCTCCATAACCTACTGTATTCAAAAACTCTCCACCAAATTGTAGCTCTGTTAACCTAGAGTTACCTTTAGAGTTTTCTACGGCCCCTATCTCTGTAGTCTCAGTAGAGCCTAATCTAACATTTAATGCATCTATATATTCTCCTGGTGGTACCAAGCGTTCATCTACACTCTTGTTCATCCTACCTTTTACAAAAGTTGTTCTTGTTATTGCCATACTATTTAATTAATTTATTCTGTCCCCTCATGTTTTGTAGTAGTCTACCAGGGTGAATGTTACTTAACCTTAGCTTTGCATTACGAAGAAGTGATGACTTATCTTTTCTTGCCCTATTTATAACGTACTCCTGTACACCATAACGACCGTTCAATATAGAGTATTTTATGTAAGCATATATAAATGCCTCGAATAACTTATTAACACTTACGCTAGAGTCATCTCCCGACTCTAATCCGTCAGAGATATATTCTAAAACCACAAGACTACCTGACATACCTGACGTAAAGTTAATTACACCACCCTTCTTATTAATACTGAAGGTAGGGTTAACGTTTGCGGTCTCGGTATTTAAACCAAACCTAGCACCTATGCTATAATCAAAGCACCAGTTACCATCTATATTATATCCCTGCTGACCGTTATATGGACCTGAACCTAGGTACATATTCTTCTGCTGTCCGTCTAGTCTTTGTCTGTCAAAGAAAGAGTTGTCAGGCTTTAGTACGTTACCGTCTATATCAAAAAGTATTTGACACTCATTATCCTGTAGGTAAGCTCCACTCCAGTTTGTCTGAATATTCTCAGTCATCGGGAACAGCATCCCGTTCTGTTCTTTAGATATCCTAACCCAGTTAACATAGTCTTGAGGTAAAACAAATCGTAGCTGGTCACATACCTGAAGCTCCAATATCTTCACCTCCTTCATCGCATCGTAGTTCAACTCCTGTATCCCTCTCTTTGCATGAAATAAAACTTGGTATCTGTTTATGTTGTTTATAATTTCATTGTTACCTTGATGCATTAACATAAAGTTATTTACAATATCCTCTAAGGTAACGTATTGGTACGAACCCCAATTAGCGTCTGTTGGAACGGTCTGTCCGTTCTCGTAGTATTGATAGTCTGTAATATATGCCATATCTAACTTGTTTCTTGTGTGTCACTATTCTCTTCAGCCTTTCCGAAATTATATACGTCAGCTTCTCTAATCTCTATACCAACGTACTGACATATCTTTGCAATAAGAGTAGGCTCATCAGAGCTAGGTAACTCAAAATCTTGAAAGTCAGGCTGTGTTGCATTAAAAACAGGCTCTCCTAACCCAAGGTCTACGTAAGTCCACTTAGGAGAAAAGGGGTATCTTACATACTGTGACCTTATTGCACCTGCGTTTATTATTGTTGTAGGGTATACTGTGATAGTGTTACCGTCTAATACATACGCAGGGTATGTCTTTGTAGGTGCTGTTAACATTGAGTTCGTTAGTAAAAATATTTTACTTTGGTTAACTCTTTCTACCTCCCTAATTTTTGTATCTGAATAAATAACATACTCGTCACCTATAGAAAATATTGCGGAACTAAGGGATATTGTACCTGTGTTAGGTGCATCCACTCTTGTTATATACGCCTCCTGTAGTGTGGTTGTGTTAACTATAATACTACCTATTGGTGGTGTTGGGTTTGAGTTTGGAATGTTTGTCCATAAAGCAACCTTAGAAAAGTCTGTAACAGTATTACCTGTAGCAGTACCAGTTATACTCCCCGTAAATAAAGGTGTGGAATAATAAAATAATTTATTAACAAGGTAGTAGTCACTTGGTAGTGAGAACGTATTAGCGTTAGCCTGTGCTAAAAAAACCTGTGTAGAAAAACTATCTATTACCTCAACCAGTCCCTTCTCTATATCCGCATATCCTGTACCTGATTGACGGGCGTTCTGCCTCTGTATCCAGTTGTTGTACGAATAGAAGTAGTCCTCAAACATATCCATCTGAGCCTGCTGTGCGTAAAGGTTAAAATCTTGTGGTGATATATATCCGTAGTTATTTTTATTCGCTATAGCTAATACAGTATTTCTTACTTCATTTATTGATGCTGACATATTACATAAACATTTGCTACAAAGATAACAAAAAAAAAGAGGCCTACTTTTTTAGTAGACCTCTAGTTCTTAAGTGTGACGCTAAGTTAGTTAAGCATTTAAAATGCTTGTCACATCCTTAGGTAAAGCAAGAGAGTACATAGGTTTTGTCCAGCTTGTAGATAACGCTTCCGCAGCAGCATCTAGTATAGATGTGTACACATCATGAGCTTCCTGAGGAGCAGTTGTTACCGTAGTAGCAGTTCCGTCCACGTACTTAACAACAACAGTAGTTTCTGTTGCATTTGCTGTAGCGATTGATTTTATTCCGTTAAGACTAATCAATTGATTAGTGATAGGAGCATTTGTAACCTTGATAAATTTTTCCATTTTTTTATAATTTTATATTTTTTTTAGTTATACTTTCTGTATCCGTAAGAAGAAATAATTTCTTCCACCAAGCCAGGTTGCATTAGTAACAGCAACGGCAGGGTTTAAAAGTCCTGGAAAGTCATATGTTACATTTGGCCATGCAGTCTCTAGTGATTCTACTATAGCATCTTGAACAGCACCCCTCATATCAGAATTACTTCCAACAGTAGAAGAGTATGCGTAATCAATCTTTACCACTGATGACACTGATGACTCATAGGTAACGTTGATAATAGAAGTATCTGTTGCAGCATTTGAAACGTCAGCAACGTCAGCAGACCTCATTATAACGTCAATGTCATTAGCACCCTCGCTGTACACTAAGTAGGCATCTCCACCTAAAAATGTGTCTGTGTCTACCGTTAAGATAGTAGGCGTCACCGCAGTTACCTTAGCTGTTACAGCCGCTGTTATATCTAAAGCATAGTCCCCTACCTTTACACCAGCAGTTACAAAGTCTACCCCAGTATCAATCAACTGAAAACTTCCTGTTCCGTCAGCAGTCCCTGCTTGTCTCACAGTATACTCTGGCATATAAATAAAGTAATCAGCTCCAGTTGGGATACCTGTACCAGTATCCACACCTATAGACTCAAGAGCCAAAACTGTATCTGAAGTTACTGCTGTTACAAGGTACTTTCTGTTATTATCTCTATCCCATACAATAGCATGAGGCAATACAAGCTGTGTAAAAACAGCAGCACTGTCGGTTAATGTTAAAGCTCCAGCACCATTTGCTGTAGATGTTCCCGTCTTAACAACATCAAGTTGTTTAAAGTTTATAAATTTTTCCATGTTAGTGTTCATAATTAAGCTATTACAATTGATGTAAGCGGGTTAGTATTTAAGAATGAGTTAGGCTCTGTACTAGAGTTTACTGCTGCCCCAGCCACCATTCCTTTCGGAGCGTAGTAGTCGGAAACCGAAGTCCATCCTGATTTTAATGCGTTCATAGAGGCTGTCTGAATTGCCTCCTTAAGAATTGGAGAAGGAAATTGATTTGGCCACTGTAAGGTAACCACCTTTCCTCCAATGTAATTAATAGTAGCACTAGATGTAGTAGGCTGTCCTATGCTTAGGATTCCTGTAACTGATACCAGTTGGTTTTGACTATTTGTCCCATGACCATCTAATACTGGGATACTTAGAAATTTTTCCATAATAAAAATAATTTATGTGTTAATAATAATGTTATGCTATAGTGATATCTGAAACTGCATACTCAGGTATAGCCTCATAGGAAGCGTTAGTCCAAGACGTAGCCAATGCTTCTGTAGCATTTTGTTGTAGCCATCTTCTGAACTGTGTCCCTGAGTTTGTTGCTGACGCTGCACCTACTGTTGCATGAGTAATTGTAGTCACCTTTCCGCTACCGTATGTTAGTGTAGAAGTAGTAACCGTTGCCGCTTCAATTAGTTTTAAATCTGTAACAGGAACTAACTGGTTTCCTTGTGAAGTTACAGGTATGCTTAAAAATTTTTCCATAATAAAAATAATTTATGATTAATAAGATACAAAGATAAACAAAAAAAGGCACCCTATTCAAGGTGCCCTTCATATAGTTTATGAATACTATTTATTTTTTTTTTAGCATTTGCTTTAATAATTTATACGTCTCTACACCGTCATCTGTTTGAAAGTATGAGGACATAATGTCATTAGGGTTCTCCCCAAAAGGTACTGTAAGAATCTTGGTCTTGTTATCCTTAAGGTTAAAGTATACATCCCTGTTTTTATTTCTTAGTGATAATAGATTACTACCAAAAATCTGAACAACATCATCATACATCTGGAGTGACGGGTCGTTTAGTATATCAATAAAATCCTCAGGATAGTTACGAGAGTATACTAACACATCCCTCTTTAATTCTGCGGTGCTCTTCGTGTCAGCACCTGTACCCATAAGTACTCGTGATACTGTCTCTAATGTTGATAGGCTCATATCTCTAGCTAACAACTGAGCGTCTAATATCATCTCCTCTATTTCTAAATCTTCTGCAGCATCCCTAGCTGGATTAACCTCCTCAAAGGTTTGACCGTTTCCTGGATGGTAAGATAAAAACTCTTGGAGTACTTGGTTTGGTCTCTGAACATGTAGGAAACCATCCTCAAAAATAATAGGTTCTAGTATAGCGTTACCATCCTGCTCGTCCTCGAACGGACTCTTTTGGTTTCTTGCGTAACGAAGAGGCCTGTTAACACCTTTTTCCTCATCAAAATAAAGTAGTGATGTACGGTGGTTATGGTGTGAGCTTAACATAAATGATAATGGAGCTACATCAGATAATAGTCTATAGCTTTTAGCTACTGTTTTGTTTACTTTTTTCATTATATATAATTTAATTAAAATTAAAAAAAAAGGGGAGGAGGTTAGTCCTCCCCTATATTATTAGTTACTAATCTTGAAACAAGAAGAAGTTGTTTGCACCTAAAGTACATACAGCTCGTTCTGACAAGAAGTTAACTGTCATTGCATCTAAAGAAGATGTTCTTGCACCACCAGCTGAACCAGTAATCCAAGTTTTGTAACGTCTATCTTCAGTTTCAGAAGCTCTGTAACGAACGTGTAGAAATGGACGCTTTGCGTTCTTCCCTAAGATTTGGTCGTATACAGTTGTAGAGCCAGCAGGAACCATAAGTCCGCTAATTTTACCACCTGTTAAACCACCACGCATTGTTGGGTCATTTAAGTATTTCCAATCAGACTTGTAGAAGTCATAACCTCTACGGAATCCTGTGAAACCTAAGTTAAGAGCCATCTCTTTATCGTTGTCAAACAGACCATATGAAGTACCACCTGCTCCGTAAGAGTTTTGTGCCGCTAACATATCATCAATATCGAAAGAAAAATCTCTGTTTACAAAGATTACGTTTTCCTCAATAGAACCTTGCTTATCTAAACGTTGGATAACGCTATCGAATCCTGCAAGAGCAACTGGGTTACCTCCAGACCAAACGTTTCCTCTGTTGTTTACAACATAGAATACACCCTCTGAACCTTTGTTACCTACTGTTGTATCCGCAACCTGTGTTGCCGCACCTGAACCTGCCTCAGCTGGAACTGCTTCAACCATTGCTGTCTCTAAGTAGTCCTCAAAACGTAGACGAGTCTCATGCTCAGACTTAAGGTACCATAGGTATCCTGTCCCTCCGTTCTCAGTAGCAATCTCTACCCATCCAATCTGCGCCATGTCAGAACCACTTACCTCGTAAGTATCCTTGATGATGATTGGAGAGTTCTCAAAGATAAAATCTTGAGCCTCCAAAGAACCTAACATTCCGTTTTGTCCTTTTCTAAACTCAGAACCGTAGATAAAAATGTCACAAGCTACTCCTGCCGCAACAGCTTGACCTGTAGCCTCATAATAAGCTACCGTTACTGTAAACGGAGTTGACGTTGAAACAGAAGTTACAACCGCTTTATTTTGAAGTGTTGAACCTGCTGTAGAATCAGAAATCATAATAGTTTGACCTACTCGTATTGCTGCAAAACCGTTAGCTGGTGCACTTGAAGCTGGTACTCCTGGCTGAACCTGTGCGTCCGCAATAGTCCATGTTGCTGCAGTAGTACCTGCGCCTGCTCCTGAACCTGATACACACCCTGTGTACTTTGTGTGTAATCTTCCTTGCTCTGCCCATTTAATAAGGTCTGAGTTAGAAGGCATCTCAGCACCAACCATTCGTAAGAATGATGCTACTGTTCTGTTTCCATAACGCTCAAATTCTTTCTCGTATGTATCTGGAAGATACTGGTTCAAGAAGTCGAAGTTAGTAATGTAATTTGTTGCAAGTGCTACCTGTTGAGCACTAGGTTGCAAATCAAATCCTGGTGTTGCATTTACTGCCATTTTTTAAATTTTTAATAGTTTATAATTTTTTAATACTTTTAATCTTGAGTCCCTTACCACTGCTCGTGTCACCTACGGTTCTAATCTTCAATCCGTCTTTACTGAAATTCTGTGGGGTGTTCCTTACTTCCATATTAATGTTCTTTGATTTTTTAGAAACATTATCTACAGTCTCAGTCATCCCCTGGTTGTAAAAAAATTCAGCAAACCTATCAAGGTTCATAGCAACCGACATAGCTCTATGATATCCCTGGGCGTCATTGATAAGTCCTGACTCACTATCCATAAACTTATTTATGAAATTGTTTACATCAGACTGCTTACCCTTCAACTCATTCGCATCACCAGGTTTAAAGGTGAAACTTTTTTCTCCGACATTGAACTCAAAACCTTTGAACTCATCGTTAAAGACCTCATCGGTCTTATTTAAAAAGTAATCGTACCTCTTCTTCTGTGCTTCACCAGCAGTGTTAGATTCCTCTATATAACTCTTCATTCTATCAAACTCCTCACCTTGCGTATCAGATAATCCACCCCCACTTGACTCAAGAGGAATTTTATACTTATCTTTTTGCTCATTGAAAAACTTTTTAGCTTTTACAAGTTCTCTTTTCTTTGCCCTCTCAATCTTCTTAATGTCTGACTCCTCATCTAGTTCCGTATCGTAACCAAACCTGTCCTCCATTAAGTCCTTTATATCCTCACTATCCAAACCTTCTTCGGTGTGAGCATAATACTGAGACAACAGTGTGTTACTGTCCATGCTATCATAGTCTCTCTGTGTCTTCACAAAGTCCTCGATACCACGACCAGTATCTTTTTTGTACTTAAAGTATGCAGATACATCCTCAGGTAATTTCTCGTTTGATTCTTGTGTCTCAAACAACTGGTCTACAGAGTCGATATCTTTATCGTACCTATTCTTAATATAAGAAAGAACGTCTGCATCATTTAACTCTGGTGCAGGAGTTTCTTCTGTTGGTATCTCTACCCTATCAACTTCAGGCTCAGTGTTAGTGGAGTCCTCGAACTTTTCTTCGTGCTCCTTTAGTAACTGCTCCTCAACTTCTACTGCCGACTTCTCGGTACCTGTAACTTCACGTACAGTAAATTTGTTTTCTTCTTCCATTAGATTTAATTTTTACAAAGTTAATACTTATTTATTTATTCATTTAAGCCTATCTTGGGTTAAACTCCGCAAGGTCAAACCCGTCCAAACTATCCTCGTTTGATTCAAAGTTTATTGCGGGTAGGTTACGCTTACGCTGCTCAATCATTTGTGATTGTTGACTATTACCCATTGTGATTCTATCTGCCTTAGCATCTTCTTTTTGTGTTTCTCTTGAGTCTACTTGAGACTGTTGTAAGCCTGCCATCTGCATAGCGTAGTTAAACTCTACATCCATTAACTGACGCTTAAGTTCAGCTTCTGCTGCTTGCTTCTCTATTTCAAATGCAATCTCAGCCTGTTTAACTTGTATTTTAGCTTGTATCTCAGCTTGAGTTTTTTGCATATTAGATTGAGAAAGTTGTTCCTGTAGTTTCATTTGCATCTGACCTTCCATAGAAACTTTTTGCTGCTCCTGCTGCTGACGTTCTGCCTGAGTCTGCTTACGCTTAACCTTTAGTAGCTGGTTAGCCATCTTAAGGTTGTTGATAGTCCTTATATCAATAGCATCCTCTAAGTCTATACCACCATTCTGTAATGACATCTGAATGTTTTGCTCAAGCTGTGCCTTCTCTTCCTCATCAGGACTCATTTCTACAAATATACCAAAGTCATGTAAGTATAAATTTTTAATATCTTCTAATATCCCTAGGTTATACTTACCTATCTGCATAGCAAACTCATCCCTAAAATCTGCGTACTGTAATACATCTGCCGTTCTTATAGATAAGCACTCAGCTAAAGTTCTTGTAATATATAAACTTGCGTTTAGTATATGTCTTGTAGCTACATTAGAGTTTAATGCGGCAAGTTTCTGAACACCAACTAAAGCATTAGAATCGGGTGTGGAGGCATCTCTAGCCTCGTTTAATCCTGTAACCTGTCTTATCATTCCAAGGTAGTGGTTATAGTTTCCTATAAGCATCTGCATCTTACTCTGTCCGCTGTTAGATGTAAGCTGTTGAATTGGAACCCTAGCGTTGTTAAACTCACCGTCCTGTGTGTAGCTTCTACCGATAACACTACCCGTCTGGAAGTATAATCTCAAAGCGTCTTCAGGGTTGTAAGCTGCGCCTGTACCTAAGTCAACCTCGTTCAGTCCATCTGCATCTATAAAGACACCGTCTGGAACTACCTTGGAGATAACCTGCTGTATCTTAAGGTGAGTAATCTGTATAAGGTCTGCAAACGGTATCATACGTCTTACTAAAGATTCAAGTGTTCCTTTATACATTCTTGGAGCACAAGCTACATAATTAGGCATTGCGTATTGATTAGCAGAGTTAGGACGAACCATGTTCTCCATCATTTTCCATTTAAGCATTATGTTTGTACCCATAACCATAACACCCTCGTACCAAACGTCTATCCTTTTTTCTACCCTTTCAAACTCGCCCTCGTCCATCATCTCCTGTGGAGGATTAAACTCGTCATCTTTCTCTACAGTCTTGTATGTACCCTCGGATACCTTCTTCTTTTTATAAACAAAGCTATTTGTAGTTTTGTAATTAAAATATAATAAAGTACATGTATCCCTTGAGAACATACTGTTATTGTACATTGCGGCTACATTATAGTAGTCATACCATGACTGACTATACTTGGATATTTCCTCCATCTGCTCCAATGTAATATCTGGGTCTATCTTTATAAGCTCACCAATAGGTACAGTTTTAATCTCACCCCAATAGAATGAGTCTTTAAAATATGGGTCTTCAGTATAGCTATATACCACGTTTGCAGGGTCAACATACTCCACACGAATACCGTCACCTTGTTGAAATTCATGCTTACATATACCTATACCTAAAGTAGTAATATCATAATCTACTTTTTTTCTTACATCTGTATAATGATTCTCTTCAAGCATAGTATTTATAGCAATCTCATTTGCTATTTCAATACCTGGCTTGTAGTTAAGCTGCATATACAACTCTAATTCTGTATTGTTTACGGGTAAAGTATCAGGGTTTACATCAAATAGTTTTACACCAAAATCAACTTCTACTTGTTTATATAACTCTTGATTAATAAAATTACTCTCTACTACTCTTTGGTACTCATTACGTTTTTCTGCAGACATTGCATCCATCGCAACACAGTTAACCTTAAATAATCTGTCAGACATTCCGTTAACAACAATATCTACAAACTTTGGTATGATAGGAATAGGTGTCCAATCTAAGTTAAGATACGACAAGTCTCCGTCTACCGCCAATTCATTTTTATATTTTGCTACTGATTGTTCTCCACGTGAATATAGTCTTAACCTGTGAAACTCTGCCCACTGGCTATAGAACCTACAACCATTACCGTCTTTTCTAAACCACTCGTATTGTATAGCCTGACCTACCTGTAACCCAAACTCATCTGTAGCTTTTTGTTTATCAGAAGTAAATTGGTCAGGAAAGGAAGTGGAGTTTATATTTATATTTACGTCTTTCATCTAATTATTTGACTTTTATTGCTTGCGTTATTGTATGTAGCAAAGTTAATACTTATTTTTGATTTTTCTTTAGTGGGAGTGTACATGTGCTTTTGGTTAGCCATTATAGCTAATCCAGAACTTATAGCCGCATCAAACTTAGTTCTATTACTTATATCAAACTTAGCCCAGTCCTCCAGTGTCTTACCAAAAAACATTGTTCCCATATCACCCTCATCCCTATACGTACCATTAAAATCAATGCCCACATACTTTTCTATATATGATTCAATAGCGGAGGCGTGAGACTGCTTAACATCCTCAGATGTATTAGGTATGCCTCCCAACTCTCTCTCTGTCTTAGACAGCTTTATATAAGTCTTGTCAGGTCTATTTAGTGAGTATCCCCTGTATCCTCTATTCTTAAAGTGGTATAGTAGTCTTGGTTTATTATTCTCGCATAAGATAGGCATACCGTAAAATATACACGCCATAAGAACCTCTTCAAAAAATATCTCTGCTGTCTGTGGTCTTGCAATGTACTCTAAAAAGAACTCATTACTTGGAGCCTCCTTCATATTAAACTTAGTCAAACCATGCAACGCACCGTTAGACCCTTTACCCACCACAACTCCTGATATGTCATAGGAGTCACAGCCAAACGAGCCAACATCTTCGTTCCCTGGCTTCTTAATGCCCCTCTCGATAACTACACTATTCTGAAGGTTAGGAGGGGGGGTCCAGCTTACTAAGAACCTTCCGTCCTTGTTGGGTGCCCACACAACCTTCGTATCCTTTATACCATCCTTCCAATGAAACGAACCCCTAGTAATATGGTGGTCAATTATTAGAGAGTCGTTGTAGTCTACCTGCTGATATATCTTTGTTAGGTTAAATATAGACTGCTTACTTTCATCCCTGAAGGCGTGAGACTCTGTTCGGGGAAACTGTCTATAGAACTCATTAAGCGCATCAGGGTCTTGAGACAATGAGTCAACCTCATTCTTCCAGTAGTCTATTGCTCCTATAGTAATATCCTCCCCATCTATACCTATAACAGGTTTAGTGGGTGTTTTAAATATAGGCATACCATGCATATCAATATATCCCTCAAAGTTCCATTCCATAGGTATAAACAAACAGTATAGCCCACTCTTAGTCTGCCCGTTTGCATTACGCTTGGACGGGAACGAGTCCTCATACAGACTCTTAAAGTTTCTACCACC